CAGCGTCAAGAAGGCGCGGCAGCTTTGAATGAATTGGCTGGACGTAATCCAGCGTTGATGCAAGTTGCTGGCGACTTGATTATGAGGGCGCAGGACTTTCCAATGGCTGAACAGTTGGCTGAACGGCTTAAAAAGACCCTTCCTCCTAACTTGCAAGATGCTAAAGGCGGTGCTGAACAGCAAGTTGCCGAATTAAGCTCGCAGATGCAACAAGCGCAACAACAAATGATGATGATGCAACAGGCACTTCAAGAAGCACAGCAAAAACTGCAAGTAGCTGAGAGTGGACAAGCTAAGTCGCAGATGGAGATCGAAGCCAAGATGCAAATGGCACAGATTGATGCTCAATTACAAGATGAAAAGCTACAACGCGACATAGAAGCTAAACGTAATGCCTTTGTTGAAGAACAAAAACTCCGTGAAGAACAGGCATTGCTTGATGCGCACATGGAAATGCAGCGTTTGGAAAGAGAAAACGAGTTCAAGCGTGAGCAATCGTTATTAGATGCACATTTGGCACTTGAGAAAGCGAAACTTGATAATGAAACCAAGGAAAATATCGCGGAATTGCAAGCGTATGTTGAGATGCAGAAAGCGGGTAAGGACAATCCAGCGTTAACGGCAGATGTTAATGCTGATATTGGTGCAGAAGATGCCAAGCCAAAGAAAAAGAGCCGTAAAAAGGTAACGATGATTGCGCCTAGCGGTGCAAGTTATTCAGGCACTATTGAAGATGATTTAGGGGAGTAATATGACTGTTCAATTCATTATAAATTATGCTAACTATGTATCTGGTCAGACAGTTACATTACCTCAAGATACTGAGGTTAATTTAGTACGACAACGCATAGCAACAGTAGTCAATGCTACCTATTCTAGAACACTTGATAGTAATTATCTAGCTCCTACCAGCTCAAACAATACGCAGCAACAGTTAGCAGCATTTCAGACTGATTCATCTGGCAATGTGACTGGGTTAGTTGCGCCTGGTGGAACTGCATCCATACCGATTGATATTAGCGGAGTATTTAATCTAAACCCTGCAAACTATAAAAATGCACGAAAAGCACTAGCTAACGTAAAGGCTGGAGTAAGTAATATGCAAGTTTTGTGCTTGGGAGATAGCACAACTGCTGGCAATAATGGCTCAACAACTGTAAATGAGGTATCGAACTCATGGGTGCATCAACTTGCTACCCAACTAACAGCTCAGGGTATTCCTACTGGCTGGCAGAATATCATGGGAGATAAGGGATTAGGTACATGGGTAGGCGTTGCAGGTGCGGCTGGATATGATATTAAATTAACCACTGTGCCTGCTGGATGGAACGTGCAAAGCGGGTCAACAGGTGGTCAGATGTTCCAGAACTCATCTACGACTAACCCTCTTACCTATACACCAACAGTTGTCACAGACACACTTGATTTATATTATCTTGATTCTGTTGCTTCTAGTGTAATCACAGTAAAAGGTGGGGCAGCTGGAGCAACAGCATCTTCCCCAACAGGTACGACACCTGCTGCAAGTGGCAGAGTTAAGAAAGTCACATTTACTTGTGCCGGTACATCAGTTTGGACACTTGCGGTTGATGGTATTAATTGGACTGATATTTTAGGATGGCACGTTTATAATGCTGCGACAAAAGAAGTTAGCCTATTAAACTGTGGTCAGAATGGCGTTACTTCATCAACATTTAATAATACAACAGCATTATATCAATCTCTATCTGCTATAAGTAACTCACCAAGTGGGATGATTTCACCCTTAGCACTAATCAGCTTAGGAATAAATGATGCAGCTCAAGGTTTGCAGGCTGGATTTTATGCAAATATGTATGCCATTATTACTGCGTTACAAGCAGCGAGTACCGATGTTTTATTGATAGTTCCTCCTACACCTAGCACAGTGACAGCGACAGCCGATAAGTGGCAGGTTATTACCAATGCTTACTATCAGCTTGCTTCAACATACAAACTAGCTTTAGTTGATTTAGGTCAGCGAAACGGTGATTACACAACAGCTAATGCTGCTGGATATATGGGTGATACTGTTCACCCAAATAACGTAGGATATGTTGATATGGCTAGTTCGGTAGCGCAGTTTTTCAAGAGGTTATAAATAATTTGCCTAGACTATGGTTTAGAACAATGGGAAGAATGGGGTAACGTATGGAATGCTATATAATACAAAAAACGAAGATTGAATTAGGAGAATAAAGTGAGTACATTAACCTATGTAAAGTATCAAATTGGCACTGAGGTGTTACAGGAAGCCGCTAATGCTCAAACAGATAGCTGGCGTTTAATCGTGTCGAATACTGCGCCAAACGTTGCAACAGATACAACAGCTGCAAGTGCTACTGAATTGGGGACATCTGGAGGATATACGGCTGGCGGTGTGACATGCTCAGTTACAAGTGCATCACAGACAGCGGGAACGTATAAGCTAGTTTTAGCTGCTCCAGCTAGTCCTACATGGACTGCGTCAGGTGGCGGGTTCACATTTAGATATGTGATTCTGTATAACTTGACTAATACTCAGTGTATCGGTTATTGGGATAGAGGTTCAGCAACTGTGATGGCAGCGGGTGACACATATACTCCAACGCTTGATGCAACTAATGGAACTTACACGGTTACGTAAAAATGGCAACTGGTCAAGGAACAGTAGTTTTTAATTTTGGAACAGCTCCAGGGACTAACATCGCCACGACAACTGGAGTTACGGCGACAGGTATGAGTTCTACCAGTAACGTGGAGATATACTTACAGGGAACATCAACTACGGCTACCCATAACGCTTACGAACATTCAATTGTTGAACTTGGTGGGTTAACCATGAAGGCAATTAGTAAAACTGCAAATAGCTTTAACGCTCAAGCAGCGACATCACTACGATTAACAGGAACAATATCTGCCAGCTTCGTCTGGTCTGATTGACAAGTTAAGAGCCAGAACGCTTGCCATTTTTTATACGGGATATTTGAGCTGTTGATATATTGAATTTTAATGCTAAAAGGGTCGCTCCTTATTTTAATAATTCGCCCTATACAGCGATTAGTATAGTGTGTCGAGGGGAATATCATCGCTGGATTTAGAATAGAAGGAAACACATCGGGCAACGTTGTAGAAGTTAATTCTGCAAACGAGATGAAAACAACAGGCGGCTCTGCCACTATTAACAATGCTGGATATAACACTAACGTGTTTGAGATTGATTCAGGTTCGTTAACAGGTACCCCCTATCGAAAGTCAGCACTCGTAAGTGAAGATGCTAGATTAAACGTTGGTATGGATACGCCGATGTTTGACTACTCATTCAATGCTACAGCTCAGAATACCGCTATATGGCGTTTCAGTGCTGGTACGACTGCAATGGCAGCTACTCAAGCATCTGGTTCACTAACACTTAATAGTGGCTCAGTGCTGACTACTCAAGCAGCGTGTTCTATGTCAACTTGGCGTTCATTTCCGATTAGGGGGAATGCTAGTCAGCATGTTGAAATGACAATGAACATCTCAGCCACTCCAGTGGCTAACCAAGTATTAGAGTTTGGTTACTTCTTTAGCACAGCAACAGGTGCAACACCTACCGCACCAACTGACGGAGTTTATTTCCAGCTTACATCGGCTGGTTTGATTGGGGTGATGAACTATAATGGCACGGTTACCCAAACAGGCACGTTGGTAGCAGCGGCAAGTATTCCACTAGCAACGAACAAAATATGCAAGATGCTTGTAGCTGAAAACGTAGTAGAGTTCTGGTACGGTGGTGCTTTGGCTGGTGAAATATCTGTGCCAGCAGGTAACTCTCAGCCATTCCTGACTACTGCATTACCGATTACCTTTCAAGCTCGTAACTCTGGTACTGTTACAGGTACACCGTGTTTAATGAGATTTTCAGAACTCCATGTTGACCAAAACGACTTAAACCTAAACAACCCATATCCAGTTCAACAATCTTCTATGGGATTGTCTGCCTATCAAGGGCAGGATGGTGGCACGATGGGTTCGACTGCTATCTACTCAAATGCAGCATTGGCAGCAGCGGCAGCTTTAACGAATACCACAGCGGCAGCGGGTAATACGGGATTGGGTGGCATGTTCTTAGTACTTCCAACTCTTACAGCAGGTACGGACGGGATTTTATGTTCTTTCCTTAATCCTGTTGGTGGTGTTAACCAAACTCCACGAACACTGATTATCAACAGCATCGCTATTGATTCAGTAGTTCAGGTTGCATTGACAGGTGGACCACTTGCATTAGGATTTGGAGCGGCGTTCGGACATACGGCTTTATCGCTTGCCACAACAGAAACAGCTTCCTTTGTTTCACCTTCGGCTAAAGCTCCTCGACGTGTGCCGTTGGGTGTTCAAGGTATTGCAGTTACTGCGGCTGTTGGTGTATCTTCTAACGAAGTAGTCCGTAACTTCCAAAGCCCGATTGTTGTTAATCCTGGCGAATACTTTGCAATTACAATGCGGAACTCAGGAACAGTTACTACTGCTGGGGCTTTGCTAATTTCAGTATGTGTTGACGGGTACTTCCAGTAGGATTTTAAATGAGCTTACTACTTGCGCTTGTAACAAGTGGTGGCCCAACTGCCTACGCTGACAATCTACTAGCTGGCGCGTATGTAGTCAGTGGCAAAAGCGTATCTGATAGCGTTGGTAAAACTGACGCTTTATCCGTAGGTGCTTATTCCTTAACTGGCAAAGCACTAGCAGATAGTCTAGGCCATGCTGACACACTCAGCAAAGGTTCTTACACCTTAACAGGCAATACGGTCACAGACGTTAAGACCGTTACCAATGCCGACATATTATCAGCAGGTGCTTACACCTACACTGGTCAAAACATTACCGATGTTAAGGTAGGTGGATCAACCAGCTATTCAGATACGCTTAATGCTGGAGCTTACGCGCTCTCAGGTAATACCCTATCAGATTCATTCTCTCATGCTGATGCGTTATCAGTAGGTGCTTATGCGTTATCAGGAAAATCACTTACAGATTCCAAGGCGTATTCTGACGCTTTATCAGTAGGTGCTTATTTACTTACTGGTAACACTGTTACAGATGTTAAAACAGGCGCAACTAGCTATCTTGATAGCCTATTAGCTGGTAATTACTTATTATCTGGTCAAACGCTGACAGATGACTATTCAGGCACTCAACAGCCAATACTTTCAACGCCAGGCTTCTATAAAGCCTATACCAAGAAGCAAGAAACAGAAGAAGAGAAGCGTTTACGCCGTGAAGCGCAAGGGATTATCGCTAGAGTTAAGGTAGCTAGTCCTGATAGCAAAGATAATCTCTTGCTTGACGATGCAGTTGATGTAGTCGAACAGATCAAGCTAGAGATTGCACGACTAGACCTGAAAGCCAAGTATTTTGAGCGTGTTAATCAGCAACAAAACATGATTGATGCTCAACTGGCGAAAGAGCAGTTGCAAGCACAAATACAAGAAGTTGATGATGTGTTTGTTATGTTTATGTTATTAGCTCAAATTGATTGACAAGAATGCTAGTTATAGTATATTAGCAATTAGTAATACTCTAACGGTGGAGTTCACCGAGCCTAATGCTGCGAAGCACTGGAGAATAGAATGTCAGACGATGTACAGGTAATTGAAGAACAGGCAACTACACCTGAAACAGTAGTGACTACTCCCGATATAACTGTGGAATCGGCAGAAGAAAATACACCACAGGACGCAGATGAAAAGAAGTTCACTCAAGCTGAGTTGGACGAGATTATTCAGAAGCGTGTAGCCAAAGAAGCAGCACGAGCAGAACGAAGGGCATTAAAGGTTTACGCAGACAAGTTAGAGAGTATGACAAACCAACGTCAGGAATCTAAACAAACTGAACAGCCAAGCGGTAAGCCAACACTGGCACAATATGCCAATGTTGAAGATTACGTGGAAGCGGTAGCAGATTGGAAGCTTGAACAGCGCGAGCAAGTAAGCCAAAAGTCACAAGCAGATAGTCAACGTGCAACAGTAGCGAATAAGGTTGAAAAGATTATGCAGGAAGCTGCAAAAATCTCAGGCTTTGATCGTGAAGCATTTGATGAATTACCTATCACTGATGCAATGGCTTATGCCATTTTAGATAGTGATGTAGCTGCGAAGATTACGGCTCATTTAACCTCAAACCCTGATGATGCTGAGAGAATCTCTGCATTAAGTCCTGCACGTCAAGCGGCTGAAATTGGCAAACTGGAAGCTAGGATTAGCTCCCAAACTGTGAAAGCGTCAAATGCACCTGCACCGATTAAGCCCATAGGAAATCGTGGCGGAGCAGCAAATAGTGACTTGTCAAAATCCTCGATGGATGATTACATCGCATTGAGGGCTAAACAGGGTGCTAGATGGGCGCGATAGTGTTCAATCTTAATTAAGGAGTAAGCCATGTCAAATAGTTTAGTCACCTGTAGTATCGTAGCCAAGGAATCCTTGGCAATCCTCGAAAATATGCTGGGCTTTGCTGCTAACGTTAACCGTGATTGGGATCAAGAATTTACCTCAAACATGGGTCGCGGATATGCGCCAGGTCAAACAATCAACATTAAAAAGCCCCCACGTTATACATATCGTGCTGGTCGTGTTGCTAACCCTCAATCAACTGTAGAATCAACCGTACCTTTGACATTGAGCCAAGGCGGTACTGATTTGAACTTCACCTCTAACGAGCGCACTTTGTCGTTGACTAAGTTGGAAAGCAAGTTGCAAGCAGCAATGGCAACAGTAGCTAACGAGATTGACCGTCAAGGTCTGTTAATGGCACATGATTCAGTGTTTAACGCGCTGAACTCAGCTTACACAGCTCCTAACACTCAAGCACTAGCAATTGGTGGCGTAACTGCTATCAATCAGCGTTTGGATGAAATGGCAGCACCTCGTGATAAGCAACGTAGCTTAGCACTTTCACCAGCTTTGAATGCTAACTTTGTAACTGGCTTTGCTGGATTGTTTAACTCTTCTGCAAAAATCAGCGAACAGTATGGTTCGGGCGTGATGGTTGATTCGTTAGGCTTGAAATACTTCATGGATCAGAACGTAGCTACTCACACGAACGGTGCAGCTACAGCAACAAACATTAACGGTGCTGGTCAAACAGGTTCATCCATTACGGTTGTTGCGGTTGCTGGTGGTACATTGTCAAAGGGTACTGTAATTACATTGCCAGGCGTGAATGCGGTCAATCCTCAATCTCGTCAATCAACGGGCGTATTGGCTCAGTTCGTAGTTACTGCTGATGCGTTGGTAGGTGCAACAACTATCAGCATTAGTCCAGCGATTGTGACAAGTGGCGCGTTCCAGAACGTAACCGCATCACCTACAACTGGCTCGCCTTATGTTATCTTCGGTGCAGCTTCTACCTCTTACGGTTGTAACGTAGGGTATCATAAAGATGCGTTTACATTGGCAACTGTTCCAATGTGGGCGCCTCCTGGCGGTAAAGGTGTGATTGATGTTGCTCAACAAGAGTACAAAGGCTTGAACTTGAAAGTTACTGAGTTCTATGACGGTACGAACGATAACAGCATCATGCGTATTGACGTGTTGTTTGGATGGGCTGCGACCTACCCAGAATTAGCAGTTAAGTACGCGGTTTAATCAATAACTTAGCCCCTCTTAATTGAGGGGTTCTAAAATGTTTAAGGAGAATTAAAATGATTCTGTTATCTCGTGATTACAAAGGCTATACCGCTGGTTCTACTGTGCAACTGCAATCAAGTGAAGAAGCGGCTCTGGTAGCTCAAAACTACGCTACCGTATCTGCATCGGCAACAACTACAACTGGCGCGGCTACGGCCAACTTAGTTCAAGGTCGTGCAACGATTGCAGCAGGTGCAAGCTCGGTTGTTATTACTAACACACTGATTGATGCGACAAGTAAAGTATATGCGGTTGTGGCTCAGGCTGCGGCTGATGGTACTTTGTTGCGTGTGGAACGTATCTTGTGTGCGGCTGGTTCGTTCACGATCTACGGCACAGCTAACGCGACAGCTTCAACAGCGATTGATTGGGTAGTCCTCAATCCATCAGGCTTGACACAAACTCACTAAGTAATACCCCCGCCCTAACGTTGTGAAACGCTGGGCGGGATTCTCCAAGGAGTTTGTATGGCTACAGCTCAAACGATGATAAACGATGCTCTTATGGAGCTAAACGTCTTAGCCGAGGGTGATACACCTACGGCAGCAATGACAGACGGCGCATTTCGTGAATTAAACCGAATTATGGATTT